GACCGCGGATTTTAAGCCGCCTCCACGCAACTACCTAATACACCTTTCCCTAATCAACACCATCTTTCTTTTGTTTCAACTTTCTCTTTACTTTTGGCTGTTTTGATCCGTAGATCGTGCTGAGCTCGAACCCCGAAGGGAACGCCATACTTGGTAACCCCGGAGGTGCTCCGCGCCGGGCAAGGTAATCCCGGTCGAGGCCTTTCGGCCCCTCGCATCTACCGAATTAACGGCCGACACTGCCTCGAACTCGCCTCGCTGTTCGAGGGCAGCAGGAACGAGGTTGGAGAAAGAATCCACTAAGGAAGGTGGGTGACATAATCAGTACTAGCATGCTCAGGTAGCTGCGTCCGTTCACTAACTCCCTCCTACGATTGGCCCGTGCGCAGCAATCAGGAGAACCCAAGGTTGGCGGGTCCACACGGGGAAAGGGAGGATGGGCAAGGGAGACTCCGGAAGGATGGAGAAGAAAGGGATAAGAGGGTGCGACCGCCAAACTCTATCGTACGAGACGAAGAGAGAAAGGGATGGTCATCAACCCACTCAGCCTTACGGGAAACGTCGTCTAGGAAGACGTCAAACCCGTCCTCATGGAACTGAAGAAAATGTTCAAACACTGGCTTAGGCCAGGCGAAAGACCATAATCTAGTTCCTCGGTAAACCTTCCGGAGAAAGAAAGGAGAGGTATTGGGGCGGAAAAGTTTCGTGGAAAGTCTATGACTTGACCAGTCTAAGGTACGGCGTGCGACCCCCGAGGGGATCAACACTCCAACCCACTGGTCTCGAAAGTCAAGAGACACATCACGAGACAAGGAATCAACAACAGGGTAGAGGAAACTCCTGGGAGGAGGTCCTACTACGACTGGTATGTTCCGTTCCACGCCAACAATACGAACAGGTGCCGGGCCCACACCAAGAGCCCGTTTAAACCAAGACCTCCTAATGAGGGCTCCGAAGGTACTACGAGGGAGAGTACCTAAAGTGATCTTCCGAAGGGAAATTTGAAAGCGCATCAGAACATTCAGAACGTACGCCTTAACGTCGTTCCGAAGTGCTTCAACGCCTCGAACTACCTCGGAAAGAAGATCACCGGAATCCTCACGGGAGGGTCTAAAAAAAGAAAGGACAGGTTTCGGACAGACCAAGCCGGTCTTGACAAAGAAGGGTTGTGAGTTCAACTCTACTCGGCTTGATGAAATGTCGGTCTTTTCAATATTGACGACGAGCCCATAGGCGGACGTAACTTGCTTCCAAAAGAGGAAAAAGTCACGATCACCTGCAAAAGCACAGTCATCTCCATTGAATCGACCGACACGTCTCTGTCCGGAACCTCGGTGAATGTCACTTGCGATGTCGAAGCAAGCCTTATTCAGCAGGCAAAGAAGAGGGAAACTGACAAGGTTCCCCATCATCGAGCCACGAAGAATAGGCTGACGCTCCACATCACACGGAGTGCGCACCCACTCAAGGTTCCGGAAAGACTCCCACAAAACTTTCCTCTCCTCTTCTCCTAGACGACCCTCCTCACACAGTACGTCGACTATTGTCTCTACGGCCTCGAGAGTTATGTTATCAGTGGCTGATGAGTAATCACCACTGATTAGAAACTCTCCCGGACGGACATCGTCAACGACTGCCTGGAAGTCTTCTTTTTTTACGTCGCCTCGTACGAGCCATCCGAAG